TGGTTCATCGTGAACTTGTATGTGAGATACTACTCCTTGTTCATACAAATCCACCATAGCTTTTTTAGTCATATCTGCACTCGACCCTTGTATCAATCTATTTAAAGCTTTGTAAGTCCATGCACGTTTTAAGTCACGTCCATATTCTTTCTCTGCCTGCCATAACGGCAATGGTTTATGTATACCAAACGCTTTTGGTTCCCATGTATCAAATCTACATTTACGACCTAATAGTGTTCTAAGAAAGCCTACATTTTCTGCTTTACGGGTTGCCTGTTCCATTAACTGTTTTACAAAAGGAACGTTAGCGTGGAACTGCGTGAACAAATCTTCTGTTTCGTCTTTATCTAATCCAAGCTCACTTGCGAGCTTACCTTTACCCATACCATACATCATACCTAAATTAATTGTTTTCGCGGTGCTTCTATCAATACCAGCCATATCAGCTACTGCTTGATGAAAGTCTGGGTCCTCGTGTTTATAAGACTCAATAACCTCATCTGCACCTTTTAATCCACCGCCAGTCAATGCAGCGAAGTGAACTAACACTCTTGGCTCTTGCTGACTGTAATCAAAGCTACCCCACTTACATTTATCATCAGGAACAAAGATAGACCTGATCATTGGTCCGATATCCTTGTTTCTTGCTGGAATCTGCTGGAGATTAGGATTACTGTAACTAAATCTTCCTGTGACTGTGCCACCACTCTCACTACGCATTTGATGTATATCTGCGTGTATACGACCTCTGTGTTCATGTGTAAGTATCGTATCAATAAAAGTTGTTCTAGCTTTATTAAACTCTCTAGCCTGAACTATCATCTGTGCTAGAGGATGTTTGTGAGTTGTTAAAAAATTTTTATCAAACTTAGGTTGACCTGACTTTGGAGTTCTTTCATATCTAATATTTAATTTATCAAAAGCTTTCGCCACGCTGACGGCGGCCCATATATCCACGTCAACTCCTGTGTCTTGTTTAACTTTGAAGAGAAGATCTTTTTCTTTTTTATTTAAATCAACTTTAATGTGGTTTGCTTTTTGTAAATCAACGCGAACACCATTAGACTTCATATCTAACAAACAAGGAAAGAGCCGTGTTTCGAGATCAAAGATGCTAGACAACTCTTGCTTTATTAATTCTACTTTGAAGTATTGCCATAATCTTAGCGTGAGATCAGCGTCTTGTTCTGCATAAGGACCCACATACATTGGCGGTAACTTATACATTTCACTCTTAGCATCAATACCCCACTCTCTTGCAGCTTCATATAACAAAGCTTCTGACTTTGTATCTTTTAAATAATCTTTACCTAATTCATTAAGAGAGTATCTAAATCTATTTTCATCTATTAGCGGAGCAGCTATCAACGTATCAATAATCTTACCCTTAACTTCTATGCCCCACCAGCGAAGCCACCCTACGTCATAAGAAGCGTTGTGAAATATCTTATCGCAAGGAAGCTCCATAATTTTTTTAACCTGACGTTTAACAATCTTTTCGTCAAAGTTACCACTACCCTCATGACGTATTGGAAAATAACCTTTCCAACCCTCAACGGCGATGGCAACGCCAGCAATAAAACCGTCACCCCTAGGCCAGCCTGGCCCTATAGTCTTTATGTTAGGATCACAAGTTTCTAAGTCTATCGCTATCTCTGTAGCCTCTGATAAGTTCGGCACCTTCTCTGGTGGAGTCCACTCGCTAGGTGGCTGAAACAGAGGCATTTGAGCCATTAGTCCTCTTTTTGTATTTCAGCAGCAATAGCGGCATAGCCTGCGATATCTATGTACGAATCAGGCGTAGCTTTATATTTAATTCTAGCCACTTTCATCAATAACATACACATAGCAACGTCATGAGCTGAAATATCCTTTCCTAAATAAGAACTCCATAAAGCCGCAATATTACAATGAGTAACTGTCTTATCACCGTAATCATGTGCTCTGGGCCCTGATACTAATCTAATTGCTTCTTCCAAACATTTTTCACTATTCATCTTCTTTCTCCTTTAGTTGTTGTAAGTCTAATCGTAATTGTTCTAAATCTTTCTTTAAAACTTTTACGGCTTTATCTAAGTCGTCACGTCGAAGCTTTGTGCCCTCTGCTCTGACTTTAGAAATCTGTTTAATAGTTATATCCAGTTGCTTTATCACAACGTTTACAAATGACATTAAAAAACCTCCGAAAATTCTCTGTCAGATTGAGACCTGACAATGTTTAATATATTTCTAGCGCGTGTCATTCCCACATAGAATACTCGTCGCTCTGAATCTCTGTGTCTCCAATACTCATCATCTGCTTTACGAGATAAGTCTGTTAACAACATAACATTATCTGACTCTCCACCTTTTGATCCGTGTATTGTCGATAACTTGATCCGTGGTTCGTGTCTTATGTTTTCACCACGACGCAAAACTGCTCTGACATAAATAGACTTAGATGGCGGTATGTTTTTCAAAGCTTTAAACCACGGCAAGTCTTTATCAACTTTTAATCCGTAATCTTTTTTCAAAGTTTCATAATTATATAATTTTTCTTTGTCAGCCTTTTTCATACCTTTATGCTCTACTTCGACACCTTCTCCTGTCTTTATGTAAGCATAGCAGCTTTTGACTTCTTTTATACTTATTTCTTTACCCTTACGTAGGTCCTCCCATGCTATGATAGCCTCATGTATTCTTTTATTAATAGAAGTTTTATCACCTCTTTTATAATAGTATCCGTATATTCTAAGATCCTCTTCTAGCTTATCTAAACGATATCTATCTCTAGCCAGTATAAGCCATTGACCCTCTTTCATCTTTTGTAATTGTTCTATCGGATGTATATTTACTTCACCGTGATCATCTCTTGATGTCCATTCTTTTTCTACCCTGTCAGATATTCTTGTAATTAATTTATTAGCATGACGGTGAATTAATTTAGATAGTCTATATGATCTATTTAAAACTGTTCTCTCGCCCTCCATATTAATTAAATATTCTGGTCTTGCTCCAGCCCAGCGATAGATTGCCTGATCATCATCACCAGCGACGTAAACTCGTTTACTATTTTCTATTATTCTTTCTACCATTTTCCATTGCAACCAACTTAAATCTTGTGCTTCATCTATTATAACCACGTCGAAGTTAGGTATCGTATCATAATGTTTTTTGTTAAACTCTACTATGAGGTCTGTCAAATCAAACTTGTTTCTTTCTGTTTTGTATTGTTGTAAAGCCTGATCTATGTATTTTAATTTTAACCAACCGCCCTCTAAATGACCTACAGTGGGATCATTAAAAAAGTTTTCTGTGGTAAGTCCCCTGACTTTTGCACCGTCAATGACTTTCATAAATACATCATCAGGAAAACCAGCGCCATATGTTTCGGTGTTCTTGTTCGGATTACTTAAATTAATCTGTAATTTATCCGATACAACTCTGTAATCATCATCACTCATGATGTTCTCTTCTTTTAAATGTAACTCTCTATACGCTAAACTATGTAGTGTTCTAAAGTTCATAAAATCTTTTGTACTATAATTTAATTGAGATATAGCTCTTGACAAAGCCTCATCAGCAGCCTGATTTGTAAATGCCAAGTATGCTATCTTGTTTGGTGATACTTTATTCTCTCGTAATTCTTTTTCGACAATGTGAAGTAAGTGTGTAGTCTTACCTGTCCCTGGTGGTCCGAATATTATTTGTCTAGACATAGTCCGTTATCTAAAACCACTTTCTCATCTGTTTCAATCCAAACTCTAGCACCACAAGGCAAAGGTTTATCTGGACTATATATTATTTTTGAGGGCCCTTTAATTTCTACCTCAGTAGCGTAATCATTTGATTTAGAAGTCTTAACCGTAATCACAGGTTCTTTAGAATTATTTTTTTTATTTGATCTAATTTTATGTTGATTAATATGTATTCTTTTTTTCATTAAAACGGAGCCTCCTCTCTCATGTCAGGTGTTTTAAATTCTTCATCATTTTTCTTTTGCCATGGCAGATACCACAGATAAGTAGTTTTGTTTTTTACTTTACGTCTTATATCTCCACCACCTAATTTATTTCTAATGTGCGCAGTCATTTCTGTAGCACTAAAATCTTTAAAATCATTTTTCTTTAGAAACTTTTGTAACCAATCTGACCTGAAGAAAGCGGTCATCTTTTGAATCTTA